CAAAGGTGGGCGCACAGCCTGCCCAGTCAGATAACTTCGCAAAATATTTTGGCACCTTTAGCATTTTTTCAACTCTATTTTGATTTTCAATGATATAATATTTGGCATTTAATAATTTATAACTTTCATTATCATAATCATTTATTTTTGTATTAATATAAGGATTCGTATAAGAATTTGACAGTGTATATGTATGGATAAATATATCATATTCTATATTATTTTCAGTTAATACATCAAATATGTTAGTTTTCAAGGATGAGTAAACATCTTTTAGACTGCGAGTAAGTCCGAAAAATAATATGGCAACTTTTTTTTGTCTGTAATTATTCATATAATATATTATAATATAATATATTATATGTATTTTTTATCCGTTTTAGCTCAATTTAAAAATGAAACCATGAATTTAAAGGTATGGATAGAACATTATTTATGGCAAGGAGTTGACCATTTTTATTTGGTTGACAATGGTAGCACAGATAATCCTTTACCAATTCTACAAGAATATATTAATAAAGGAATTGTATCATACTACTATAAACCAGAAAAATACAGACAGATTGAAAATTACAGATGGGTTTTTGATTATGAAAAAATGAAAACAAAATCATATTGGTTAGCCGTATGCGACTTAGATGAATTTTTTTACGGGGTCGACCAAAAATTAAGAACAAAAATACAACAGCTTAATAATTATGATTTGATTAATGTAAATTGGTTAGTATATGGTAACAGTGGTATAAAAAACCATCCTCAGGATATTCGCACTACATTTGTACATAGATTTCCAAATATAGATTCACTAAATACAAAATATATATTTAAACCCTTGGCTATAAAGAATAGTTCTCAAATATGGATACATTGGTTACACTACCCTAACACATCGATACCAATTAAACAAGGTAACCGAGTCAGAACCGCAAATCAACTAATAAAAATAAATCATTATGTATTACAGTCTCTGGAATATTTTAATAATGTAAAATCTAAGCGAGGAGATGCCGCAAGCGCGAATGATGATAAAAAATGTAGTGAAGCATTTTTTGATAGGCATAATAATAATGCCACATTTTTAGATAATACTCTAAAAAATTTAATAGAAACTCCTTTGCCAAATTATTAAGTTATTTAGTTAACTATCAAAATCCGATTCGATTTGAAAGGATTATATGCGAAATTGTAGAAGAAATAGGCGGTCGGTGATTGTATTAGCGGATGCGTCTTTTTCTTCAAATTTTCGATGATATAGTGATTATCGCTTATATCTTCGACAACCAAATAACTAAAAATGGAAAACTTATTGCTTTCTTTGCTTTCTTTGCTTTCCAATATCGACCAAAGCGCGACCTTAAATCCTTGAATAAATTCCTCCTTTTTCAAGGATTTCAAATCGAAAAAAGATGCGATACAAGATATTATCTCCTTATCCTTCTCTATAAAGGTACAAGTCTTTTTGAATATGTATGCCGCAACAATATCCCCATCAGAAACTAACATTTTAATAAACAGATTCCCCGTGGCTACTAGTTCCATAAGATTGCTCATCGCCGGTAAAACCGTTAGCTCCCATTTTGATTCTTTTGTTAGTTCATTGATGAAATTATATAAATAATATATGTTTTGTTTATCTCCGTTTAATAATTGAATCTTTGCTTCAAGACTTGGCGGTTTAGTCCAATTCCGCATATGGAAACAATATGTTTTGTAAACGCTTAAAGGAATGATTCCAGTTAATTCCTCTTCTCTTTTAAACAAACTAACACATATATTTCGATTCAAATGACTTTGATTATATTCATGAGTTTGAATCAGCTGTGGCGCGATGTTCTTCTTGCGATGTAACTTATCTACGCACAAATAATCTATATAATAAACATCTAGTTCGCCTTTTTTATTATTGTTATTGTTATTATTGTTTGAGTAAAATGTCACATGTAATGGCCTGCCAGTAATAACCGCAATTAGTTTTTCATCAGATATAGTGGTATTGGTATTGCTATCTAACAAAAGATTCGGTTCATAATAAAAGGACCAAAATGATTTATGATTATGACCATTAAAATAGGGCACCACATTGTTTTGTTTGGGTGTAAATGTATTCTCTTTATTTCTCAAATAATTGAACTGAATTAGCCAAACAAAGTCTTTAATATTTTGTTCGCTCAGAATATCGTAAGAAATGGTTTTTATATTTTTGAAATTAGTATATCGATTTTTCGAAGGCAATTCCTCTTGTATAATGCCGATATTTGCTGCCCAATAATGAAGGTCGTAAAAATGAAATACAGGCTGTAAGGCCCAGAAACGGAATTTGATGCGGATATATATGAAAAATACGATTGTTAGTAGCACAATTGATATACAAATGGCTTGTAAAATTGGTATAATAAGCATTTGAATTGTATTTTGCGGTAGATAATTTATAATTAGGTTTTTAAATATAAATTATTCCTTATTTCTTGTTTCCTTGTTTCCTTATTTTCTTATCTACTTCTTCTTCTTTTGTAATGTTTTCGACTTTTTCGACTTTTTCGACTTTTTCGACTCCTTCTTCTTTTTGTTTTTCCTCCTATCCCAGTTGTTTTTTTAAAATTATATGAAAGTGATTTTGATTTCATTCTATGTTGTATTATATCCTTAATATTTTGTTCATATGGTTCTACTATACCTAATTCAGTTAGAAATGGTCTAAATTCTCCATCAGGTATAGCCCATTTTGTAGGGTCATTTTTATTTGAACCAATTGTATCTACTACTGATGTTCTAAAAAGTTCTTCTAATTCTCCTGTATTTGTGATACAGTTTTCTCTATCCCTTTCGGCATTAGTTGAGTACTGCGCTTTACAATTCATTTTATATCGCTGATACCTATTACCTAAATCCGTCATATCTGGCTTAAATACCTTGACATCTAATGTTGTCAATAATTTATTATAATCATCATCATCTTTAAGGTCGGATGGCCTGTATCCTTTTTTTAATTCAGTTTTTAAACGCTCGGTATAGTTTGAGCAGTTAGCTTGATAATTTGAGTTGTATAGTGTTGGCTTTGTTATACAATTCATTTTATATTGTCTATAAAGCAAATCTACTGTATTTGAGTTCATATAATAATGTAATATTATTTCTTGTTTCTTGTTTCTTTATTTTTCTATAGCTGTGCTCTTTGACACTTTTGTCACTATTTTATTCACATTGTTGCATTGTTCTTCTGTAGAGTCACCGGACATAGCATTGAAAACGATTTGCAAGTATGCGTCATTGTCTTTTGATTGTGAATCAGTGCATCCTGGATTTGCTTTTACCCAACCTGGAATTTGATGAATGTTTTTCCTAGTGATTTGTTTTATCGCGTTTTTGATTTTTTCCTTTTTATCATCCTCTTTGAACCACTTGTTTTCCTCTTTGATATACAGTGTTTCCCTTTTGACATCGGAGCATTGAATCGGTCGCATAGTTGCGTCTAAATCGTGAAGTTTGGTATTGATTATTTGAGAAACTCCATCGACATATCCAAGTCTACCTGTTTCTTCTAAATCATGTAATTGTAACTGAATGGAACTAACAAAATCACTTAGATTCAAAGCATTCTTACATTCTTCATTCAAATAGACCTGGATATTGAATGTTTTGTTATTGCTGTCATTGACACTGTTGTTAACGCTGTTGTTGTTAATGCTGTTGTTAGTTGAGTTGCTAGTGGAAGCCATTGTTTTACAAACCTCTAAAATCATTGTTTTTAATTCTGAGTTTTCCTTTAATATTGTTAACATTAATTCATTTGTCGTGTCCGTATTTTGTTTTATAACATTTAATTCTACCTCCTGGTTCGATTGTTTAGAACAGGATTGTTTGTGTTTACATAAACTAGACATGTGTTTATACATTTTTTCACAATAAGGACATTTATAATTATCCGTTGTCGAAAGTTCGGCACTTAGTCGTTGGTGTTTATCAGTTGAGATGTGTCTGTCGTATTGACTTTGTCGTGATGATGAATAGTCACAAGTTTTACAATGAAAAAACTCGGAACTTTTTTGGGCCGAAATTTCGGATATCATTAGGATAAAGTACCGACAGAAAAAAGTTCCTAAATATTTTCCGCAAAATCTCGAAAATTTATGCTAACAAATTATTTTGAGTTTTTTTGAAATTTAGAGCATTATGCTCAGACCCTGTTTTTAAAACCTCGTTTTTCAAATTCTCCGATTGGTTTTTGATTTTGGACATTTATAAATGTCCAAAATGGAAAACCAAAAATTCCCTTTAAGTATGTACAGTGCAGAAGTTCAGAAAATGGAAATGACACAAAAACCAATTTTTATTCCTATATTTTTATTAGCATCTATGGTCTCGCCGCAGAAATTCTAATCGAGAGCATAAATTGTTGCTAGCAACCATGGACAAAAGGGTACTACCGCCGAATATAGAACCCAATATTTAACTCAGGTTCCCACAAATCCGCCAATTTTATACCATCCAACTGCGGTATCGGGTCGCCATTTTCGCCACCTGGTTGCCCCATTAGCACCAATACAAAGGCACCCTCTATCTCAAAGTCGATCGAGATTAGCGGCTTCAATGCCGCCTCAAATTGAGCAAGTGTCCAATCAGGATATACATAATAAATTTTCGTGTTAGTTGTCAATACTTCCTTAAAATATATAGGAACTGGAGCATAAGTTTGTCGACTTGCTGATAACATCTTATAATAATAGTTTATGATAATAAGATGATTTTACTGTAAATATATTTCAATTTTTCCGATGGCGATTCTTTCAATTCGGCTTCGTAAAAATATACAAATATTGATATTCATATTGGCACTGAACAAGATCGATTATGCTTTCCACAATAAATCCAGTCGACTGAACTTCATCCACAATCTCCTTCAAATCGGGCATATACATGACATGCTCTTGCTTCCTAACCTTGCCATCCTTGTCGTTCTTAAATTTCTCGGTGAATTTAGCAATATTGTTTTGCTCGTCCAATTCAAAATTTGCATTATAAGCGAAATCAGTGAACTTGACATTGGTATGCGTAATGCGTTTTGTCGCATACTTTTGCGGCGACACATATAACAACGGGTTACCTGGCGGCAAAATCGGGTCAAAATTGATGCGATCGACTAAATGTAATATTAAATAACCACCCGGCATCAGCCAATTATAACAATTATGTAAAAACATATTCTTATCTTGTATGTAATATATCGTGAAATACATACATAAAATGTGCGTAAACGAATCCGCTGGATATAACTGGCTGTTAGTCGCATCCGCCACTTGAAACTGATAATCTGGATAATTCTCTTTTGCTTTTTTAATCATAGAGGGAGAAATATCGATGCCGACAATATCAATACTACGGCCTTTCATTGAGGCGACATGATGCCCGGTGCCGCAACCGATATCTAGAACCTTGCTCTGACTAGACGCCCCGGTCTTATTCATTATTTCACCGACCTCATATTCGTCCTTGAGATTGTTAAATACCAAATAATCGTAAATGTCCGCGTAAAAATCGTCATATATTTCGTCGCCAGATTTAAACAAGAATTTATCGCCTTGCTCGAATCCCTCGAGCTTCCCTGATTTCAAATCCTTAAATACCATTATCAATAACATCAGCAAAATAGTAAATATCACCACTTTCCCCCACGGAGAACATTTTGTGTAGCTACCCGTGATACTTTTAAATTGTTTAGTAATACTGCTAAAAAAATGTGTCATCTATTATATACTAATAAGTTTTTTAAATCCTTGTTTAACTATTTGTTTAAAAGCTGCGCTATCTTTAAAGCCGTCTTTATCCCTTTCACGCTATTTCCATGTTTATTTAACGGAGGTGAGCCAATTCCTATACCCATAACGCCTGGTATAACAATCATTATTAGACCACTTACGCTACTTTTCGCCGGATATCCAACCGAATCCATCCATTTTTGGGTTTCATCATATAACCCAGTTATAGCCATGTGCTTCAAAATATAGCCAACATTCGCCTTATTTACTAGTTCCTTTCCCGATTTAGGATTGACCCCTTTGTTAGCTAAAGTCGCGGCCATTAGTGCTAGTTCTCTGCTAGTAACCATAGCCGAACATTGTTTCGTATATGCGTCCACGCAACTTTCTATATCGCCATAAAATCGATTATACGACTTTAATAAGTAAGCGATTGCTAAATTTCGCTCCGTATGTAAGATTTCTGATTTATATATTTTCTGGCTAATATGTAACTTTTTATCCGCAAATTCGCTCATATTTGTTACCAAATTATTTACAAATTTCTTATTGTCGGATGTATATAATAAACTAACAGTAGCCATTGCGCCGCCATTATTGAATGAATTTATGGTGTGATTTTCAATCTTGTCTGCCGCACAAATGGAGTTGAACTTCTCGGTTGTGCTTTTATCGCCAATTTTGCTTTTTAATTGTTTAATACCATATTTCTCTAAAGCTAACGCTAGTGTAAATACCTTGGAACAGGATTCAATCGCAAATGCGTGAGTAAAATCGCCTACATTTATTTCTACATGATTGCCTTGTCGATCTAACAAAAATATAGATATAGCATATAAATGCGGATTTACTATAAATAATTCATGTATGTATTCGGCATTTTTACCTCCATGAACATTCTCCAATTTATTATATATTTTTTCAATATTTTGAAGAGTTATCATTATAATATAATTATTTATTTGTTTATTTGTTTATTTGTTTTAACTACTTAACTATTTAACTACTTAACTATTTAACTATTTAACTATTTAACTACTTAATTTGTAGTTTACAATAAGAATCTTTTTTACAACTTAATATTATACCATTGTAATGGACGATAGTGAAATTAATGATATTAGAGAAATCAAATCCTTCAGAGGCATTACCTTTTCAGAATTCAAAAAATCCGATGCGAAAAAAGAATTAATAAATAATCTATATAATTCCAAAATAGAGCCCGTTTGCTACTGGAGTGCCGAATTAATATGCGCCGGACATTATTCCGACTTATGGGACATAATTATCGGATTCTACACTAAACACATTCACATCGGCAACCCGAAATTAATAACCTATTTAGATCTGCGAATTAATAATTTCAAAGAACTGGTTCACAACGGATATGTCGACCAAGAACTCCGTATGAGAAACAGCGAAAAAATGCGCAAGTTATTCTGTGAAGTTATGTGTGTATTATGCGAGGCCAGAAAAAGTAGATGCTATGAAGAAATAAAGGTGAAGAAGGACGATTTCGATCTAACACAGATGACCGAGCGGTTTAAAGCACCTAATGTAAAATATGTAGAAGCTATTTTTTAAAAGACGACCCTAAGGAATTATTTATCGCTGCTAATGAATTAGCATATAATTTGTCTGAAGGCAAAAATTGCGTCTGCGCTTGCTACTGGATGGAATGGATAATTGAATTCGAATCTATCTGTAAACAGCGTAAGGATAAATTTAAATGCGAGCGCAGAGTATTCGCCAATGTGGAATCTAAATGTCAAATGGATATTATTTGGATCATTTGGGATATTTTTCTTAATGAAGCCGCCAAACAAAGTAGTTTTATACAACGAATATTAGCAAGTGCGTTAAATCTTTTTTGCCTGAGATATCGAACGGGGTGTCATAAAAAGCGCAGACTACTCATGTATTTCATTATCGGCGTTTTCACCGAACCGTTTTCTCTTGAAGAAGAAATTGTTAAGGACAAAAAAAAGGTCCAAGTAATTACCCAGGGAATACACAAAATTTACAAGCAAATAAAGAAAAATGAACACTCTCCTGGAACAGATTATTTGTATCAAAATGTAAAAACTACCAATTTAGAGAAAACAATTGCTAAATTAGAAACTATGAATAGCCTTGGCGAAGAATATGTTCCCAGATTTACGCCGCCTTAGTCGTAAATGTGTATTTATCAGATTTACGCCGCCTTAGTCGTAAATGTGTATTTATCAGATTTACGCCGCCTTAGCCGTAAACTTAGTCGTAAACTTAGTCGTAAACTTAGTCGTAAATGTGTATTTATCAGATTTACGCCGCCTTAAAAATAAATAGGAATTTAATATTTGGTTATTATATAATGTCTAAAACTTGTAGAAAAGGATTCAAAAAAGGAAGAAAAAGAGGCGGTTCAATTAAAAGAAATCAAAGCCAATCGACAAATAGCAAATACTCGCATCCAAATATAGTCACCATGTTTCTTCAAATGCTTAATACAGTTAAATTATATCATTGGAAAACGAGCAGCCATGCGCAGCATAAAGCAACCGATGAATTATATTCTAGTTTGAATTCATCCATCGATTCCTTTGTAGAAATCATGTTAGGTAAGAAAGGAACAAGGGTTAATCTAGTCGGGACAAAGAGCATTCCTTTACACGACTTCACTGAACTTCCAGGCTTCAAAAGTGATGTAGAAATGTATAAGAAATATTTAATTGGCTTAACTCTAGGTCCGGAGGATAGTGATTTGCTTAATACTCGTGATGAAATATTGGGACAACTAAATCAGTTTACCTATTTGCTAACATTTAAATAAACATTTATCGATTATGTATTAAAAACGCCTTAACATACTATATTAATTATTATCCTATTAAACGAACATGTCCACACTATTCGGTTTCAGTATAGTTCCTTTGAAAACCTGGCTAATCCTCCCGATTTATATGGGAGGATACACAATAATAAATATGATTATGAATTTTTCCAGTTCAGGATTGGCATTTTCATTAATTTTCAATGTTTTAGGCCAACAAATGGAATTATCTTGGAAAATTGGGCAAATAATAAAGCAATCATAATTGAATTTATAATAATAAAATTTAATATATTTTTTATTATAATGAGCACAGTAACTAACAATCTAGTAAAGACATTATCCGAAATCAATCCCGAAGATATGCCGTCATTTTCTTCTACTAAAGAACTGGTCACCGATTCAGCAGCAGCAACCACATCGACATCTTCATCTATTACCAGTTTTTTCTCTGATATTACATGGCAAACTTGGCTAATTGTCATCCTTTTATTAGCATTTTTAGGAATAAATGTGTTTGCTTATTTACAAAAGGGAACCGATGCGACTGCTGCTATTTTTGATAAATTTTTTGTTCCTATTTTAAAGGTATTTGGCTACGAAACTTTAGAGACAACTAAGCAAACGGTCGAAACCAGCGCTACCGGAACTAAGGCCGGGGTAGATGCGGTTGCGGGGACAACAACTGGTGCCATTGATATGGTTGAAAGCAACGCGACAACAAGCAACGCGACAACAAGCAACGCGACAACAAGCAACGCGACAACAAGCAACGCGACAACAAGCAACGCGACAACAAGCAACGCGACAACAAGCAATGCGACAACAAGCAATAATAACGCGACAACAAGCAATAAGCAAAGCGACAATAATCAAAGCAATAATAATCAAGGCGACAAAAATGTAGTTACAGGAAACCAATCACAAACCTCATTAAATATGAAATCCACGCAACCAATTCGAGACCAATTGAAGCTGGAAAAGCAAATCAATGAACTGGAAGACATGCAAGGGCAAAATCTTCAAAAGGCGCTAGAAGACGCATCCAAGGGTGAAAAAGTAAACCAGACGACTCATTGAGTCGAATCCAATCGGGCAACTCAGGTAAATCTGGATGGTGCTTTATCGGCGAAGACCGCGGTTTCAGAACATGCTCTGAAATAGGAGAGAATGACAAGTGTATGAGCGGCGACATATTCCCTTCACATGAAATCTGTATGAATCCAAATTTGAGAGCTTAAATATTGATAATAATGGTAACGCTATTCGATGGATCGGAAACAATGGTAGAATTACTAGCAACGATATAAAATACATATTCTCCATTTCCAGATGATATAAAAATACTAGTAGTAAATGTATTTCCCGATACTATTTTCACCGGAATTCCATCTTCATAAATTGTAAAATTGTTTACAGGAATACATTTTTCATTCTGAGTCCATATTAGAATAACCTCATTATCTACATTGGTAACAGAGGTGATGACCGGTGCTGGCATATTTACCGCACTTAGCAAAACCGCATTCGTTGGCCATTTATTCGCGCTATTTGACATGATATATCGCTGCCTTGGATACCAGGTAGGGTTACCGTCGTTCCAACATAGTTCCATAAGCGAACCCGGCACATCAGAATCAGAGGTAGGGTGACATATTATATCTGTTGGTTGCTTGATAATCTCTCCGGTACAGACATTTTCTTGGGTTCCGCAGACCAAATTACCTAGGTCTTGTATAACAATTGGTTCGACAGGTGGTTCGATAATAGTAGGAGGCAACTCCGTATAAGAACTGGCGGTTGGCGGCGGTGGCGGCGGCGGAATTGTTTCTGGATTTGATGACCCGCCAGAACTGGGAGGAGGCAAAGGCTGGTTCACGGGAACAATCGGTTTTGGGCAAGTTACCGGCGCTGTCGTCGGAAGACCTGCTAAAGTTATATTTATATTGTTTACACGCTGTAAGCTTTGATTATTGGGATTCGTGTATCCGCGCGTCGACTGCGTGGCCCAAGTGGTGTTTCGATTTGTCCAGAGTCCTTTGGCAATCTGGGCGTAGCGTTGTTGTTTTGTTAGGCTACTGCTATTTTTCTTGTATTGTAGAACATTGCCTTTATTTAACATGGCGTATTCTAAATAAAGCGTAGATGCTGGAACCTGTTTTAGAGAATAGGGTGTGGAAACCAGATTGTTCCCGTTAAAATTCGTTTCGTCAAAAAGAGAACAATTATTTTGAACTCTCGACCAGGCCCTTGGTGGAATTGGCAGGTAACAATTACTATTACAAGACATATTTTATATATTTATATTTTTTAATTTATAAAATATAAAATATTTATTCCTTATTATTGTTGCGTGGTAATAAAAGTAGGTATTTTTAACATTGTTAGCTCGGGACATACATCGCACTTGGGACAATTAGGATTAGGATTAGGATTAGGATTAGAACCAGAGCATATTTTACCATAACCGGATTTAAAAGTGGAACTACATTTTTGGTCGGTGTCTCCCCAGAAACAATCGGACGCAATACAAGTGTTACAATTGGAAACAGCATCGCATTTTGTCGGCGTCGGTTTCGGTTCCGTACAGGTTTCAGAATATCCTGGTTCTTTAAAAGAGCCACATTTTTTATTTTGATTATTCCAATAACAAGGACTGTTGCTATTATTTACTTGGCCATTAACACATTGGTTACAATTGGTAAATTGGGTACAATTTGTCGCGCCAACAAGACCCTCCTTAAAAGAAAAAGAAGAAGGAAAAGAAGGAAAAGAAGGATAAAAATGCTTTATAATTTTATATCCAAAAAATAGTAGAACTAACAAAGTCAATTGTTTTTTATATTTGCGGTATAACGCAATCATAGACTTAGCTAAATTCATAATATAATATACAAATATTATATTATTTGATTGCTTTGATTTGCTTTGTCGGCTTATTGCTTATTGCTTATTGCTTATTGCTTATTGCTTATTTAAGGATTATACGCATCTGATCCGCCGTAAAAGAACCATCTCAATGACAAATAATCAGTATTATTCGAGTTAATGGCGTCACTTCCCGTCATCGTAGTATCCGGACCCTTTTCTACTAATGTATTAATCTCCGCGGTTCCTAGCGCATAATTGTAATACCATAGATTCGAAATATAGCCTGAAAATCCACCATTTGCGGCAACAAATACATTCCCGTAGTTTTGCTTCGGGACTCCGTGTAATTGAAGACTTTTGGCGATAGTCCCGTTAATATATACATCCAATGTAGTATTTTGGCAGCGAATAATGACATTCACCCACTTACCAATAGGAATATCTGTAATGGTAACTTGTTCATTAATCACTCTGAATGTATTCATAAAGACAACTAAATTGTTGCTATTGGGCGCGATATACAACCCAGGCGCATTATTAGGAAAATTGAGACCATTCGCATTATCTCGGTCTGGATTATTTAAATAATCATTGCCTTTGTAAAAGACACATTTATAGGAAGAGTTATTTTCAGTATTAAGGTCCTTAATAAATATCCAACAAGACCAAGTGAATTCGATCCCGTCCGTCGCGTTTGCGGAACGAGAAATCGTAACCGCGGTGCTATCCTGGGGATCTTGAGGAATAGTTAATTGTACAGATGCGTCTACCATCCCTTTAATTAATTTGGGCGAATCATCTGGACCTAAAAAATGACCTAATAATCCGATTCCTAAACGGAGCAAAATAGAAAAGACAAACAGAACCAATAATAAAAAGGCGATTTTAGCAACCGTGCTATTAGATTCGAAAAATTCTTTAGTAGAATTAGAACTGGAACTAAATTGATTAAATGGAGAGCCTGAGCCAGAGCCAGAGCCGGAACCTGAACCCATTCCTAAAGCATTTGGAGCATTCATCTTATATATATATTATAAAAGAAAAACCACTATTGAATTTTAAAATCCAAATCCAAATCCTAATCCAAATCCTAAATAGAAACACTCTGGTCTTCCGTATCCCCTTCCATTAACGAAACCTTAATAGTATATTTTCCAAATATACCGCCTAACATACTGCTACCATATCCCTTTTTATAAATATTCCACACCTTCTGAGGATCCGATGCTTCGCTCCAATATTGGAAATTAGAAGTCCAGCCAGAGAATCCTCCATAAGGTGTGATATAAACAGGAGCCAAAGAGTCTATCTTCGCGACACCCGGTAATACACATGTTCGGACTAACTTACCGTCGATATAAATATCTAATGTGCGACCATATACGCTGATAAATAAATTAACCCATTTTTGTATAGGAATATTCGCAACGGCGCAACTGTGGACAATGAAATTGGAGCCATCATCGGGTATTGTATCGGCTCCCGGGTATACTGCTAAAGAAACCGCAATATTGTTTTGAGTTGCACCTAAAACAACCGATGGACAGGGTTCTTTCTTCTCGGCTCCAGTAGTCATTCTGCCAAAAATGATCTTCGGTTTCCCATAATTATAATTCCAGTCGTCAATGTAAAACCAAATAGAATAGGAAAAATTGCTACTATTGGGATTAGTCGTATCGAGATCCGTGGCCTCGATTTTCTGTAAAGTGGTAGCCTCAGTCAATCCCGTAAGCGTATTGACATCTTGTGAAATATATCCGACAACAATTATTAATAAAATAATAATTACAACAAATAATATAATATTTTTGGGTTCCATTATATTATACCTTAAGAAATTTTTCCTTTGCTTTTTATATCATTCTTTATATCATTCTTTATATCATTCTTTATATCATTCTTTATATCATTCTTTATATCATTCTTTATATCATTCTTTATATCATTCTTTATATCA